TAGTACCATTACCAAAACAAAGAGATCCTGTTAAAGATGCACCTGTTGCGTCAGAAACATAGATTAATAAACCTGCTGTTGCTGTAGGTAAAGTTGCTAATGTGAAAGTAGGAACAATAAAACCATTATCTGATAATACTGGTCCACTAAATGTAGTATTTGCCATAGTATCCTCCTAGTATTTTCCACATAGTCTCTAGGCCGTCGACTATACGCGTCTATGCAGAAATTAATTTATGTATAGTGATAAGATTTATATACTAGATTTTAATAGAGTGCAAGGGATCCCTAGGAATGATTAACGTTTTTAACGATGTAAAGTCCTTAATTAACCAGCGTAAAGATGAATCTCACCATCTTTAGGATTGGTATGGACTTCTGCTTCTTGTGCTCTAAGAATCGATCTTATAGTTTGTTTGATCTCATCTCCTAACACAGACATTTCAGCGGTAATTTGTCCCTTGTTTTCAAGAAACAACTCGTTCCATTTAGACTCGAGTTTCAGTTTCTTCGCGAACAATACCATGTTGTCCTGAGCCATTTGTAACCTCCTCATAGGTTATGTAAAAATCACTTATAGTACTAGTGTACTGTAGATCATTTTGCTCCCATTTTATATCAGATTTTCCTAGAAAGTCAATGATAGGTTTGTTTAGCTCGTCCGCATCATTTATTTCTTTTTCGCTTTCGATTTCAAACTTTGTTTGAAGATGTTTTGTAAAAATTTTAACTAAGTATTTATTCATGGTTTTGTCTTTCTATATTTAAAATGAGGCGGGATTGTGTCCCGCCTCAAAATGATTAGGTATTAAGCACCTTCAACACCGAAGATACCTCTATAGTCAGAAACTCCGAAAGAGTATCTTTCTCTAGCTTTGTATCTTACGTTGCCAGTATCAAAATCACCTTCCATAGCAGTTTTAATTGCTGCTCTTTGGAAGTATTTCATACCATTAGGCACGTCTGTTGTAATGTAGAACGCATCTGTATCAGTTAAGAAATTGTTCACAACATAACCTTGTGGAACCATTCCCATTGATCTGATAGCGTTTGTATCATTATCAGCAGTACCAACTCTTTTGTCAGACTTCATAAGTCTTTCAGCTGTAAATTGAAGCTCAGAAGGAATAATCATTTTTATTCCTCTAGCAGCAATTTTAAGACCTCTTTCGTCAGTCATTGCAGCAATGTCGATTAAAGACTGCTCCAATGAAGTTTCGTTAAGGTCAGCTTGAGTTGCTAAAGTGTTAGCTACTGTACCAGCGATTGTTGGGTGAGCAGTGTTAAATAAAGAAACACCATCACCTGAATTGTAGTTATCAGTTGTAGGTAAACCTTGAATTAGTGGGTTTACTGCTTTCACTTGTTTTGTTTGTGCCATTGATCTAGCTAACGCTTTTGTGTATCTAGATGCTAATCTGTCATACAGATTATCTTCAATAGCTTCTTCAGTAATTGAGAACGCTAAAGCTACAGTCTCGTGAGTGTATCTAGCTGTGAAAGTCTCTTGAGCATTGTCAAAAGCCACGCCAGCACCTTCAGACTTAGTCTGTGCTTGAGCAAACCCAGATAACATTACTTCTTCTTCGAACGCTCTGTCAGAAGATTCAGTAGTGTAAATCTCAGCATGTTGATTCTCATACTGTTTATATTCCAGACCGAATAAAGCATTCAAACCTGGCTCTAGTTCTTTAACTAGTTGTCCTCTTGATATCGCCATAATTTATCTCCTTATACTCCGGCTGTTTGTTTTAGGAAGTGCTCATTGATCGTTACAACAGCGTTATCATTAGCAGAGCTAGTGTCGTTGTTTTCAGGATCTTTTGAGATTCCAATTATTTTAAATTGTGCTGCAGTATCTGCCATAGTAGCAGATAACTCAACATTAGATACACCATCGTGTGCAGAACCTGCAGAATATGTATCCATGTCAGCACAGTTACCAATGTTTGTTTGTGCAACTGTACCAGCACTTTGTATTTCAAACCTTTCATAAGGGTCATCACTTACGAATCCAACGATGTCTGTTGCAGCGTTTGATCCAGCTAAGTAATTAGCCCATGTAGGTTTGCTTGTTGATGCGTCAGTATAGAATACTCCGTTTAAAGCTCCTAATAAAGCACTTCCAACAGTTCCAACTACTAATTCACCATCTGAATCCAGCATAACTGGGTCCCCGTGGTAAATTGCAGATGAACTTGCTGCAATGCTATACTCGGATAAACCTTGAGCGTCTCTATTCTGACCAACTTTTCCAATTGGTTTTAAACCAAAAGGTGCGTCTTTATTTGCCATAGTTGTGTCCTCCTTATAGACATTTGTTTAGTTTATCCTTGATGGGTAGGAATCGTTAAAAAATTAACTTTTCTTTGAGCCACCGAAGGTTACACGAGATTGTCTATCAATATTGATAGGCATACTCTGATGCTGTTCCTTCATAAGATCGTTGTCTAAAGCTTCAACTTGTTCCATGCCTTGTTTAGCATAGTACTCTTGTCGTTGTTTTGCGATCTCTTCCGGTACCCTTGTCAGCACAAGGCCACCAACTCCGATTACTCCTGCGTATTTGCCGTCTTCAACAATTGGATAATCTGCTTCTGGATATTCATCAGCTCTCACTAATTCATAACCTTGTCTTATTCTTCCTGATACATTTTTTGTATCATTGAAGCCAAGAGTTTCAGCTCTTACCCATCTATGTCTAAAACCTGTAGGCGCAGGTGGTGCATCTAAAGATGATGGTGGAGTCCAAACTTTTTTCTTTGCAGAAACTTTTTCTCTCGTTTGACTCGCACGCGAGGTTCTTTTGTCATTATCATTTTCCATATGCTTATACCTCCTTCGTGATTTTTAGTTGTTTCGCATATTCTTCTAGTGGCACACCTAATTTTTTAGCGATTGCTACCTGAGAGGGCGTGAGTCTCACAGTCTTGCGACCAGTATTTGTACTTCGCTTCGCACTAGCTACTGTTTGTACGGGTTTGGTCGAAACTTCCCCTTTAGTACTATCAGTTGTACCAAATTTGTGGGGGAATTCAAGTCTTATTCTCTTATCTATTTCAGAATAATACTCATCAGATTGAGGGTCATAACCTTCCTCTTCTGTTAACTTTTTATGCAAATCAAAAGCAGTATACGTCATAGCCGCATCTTTTCCAAACCAATTGTTTCTAGAAGCCCAGTCTTCAGCTTTTGGATCCGGTGTTGGTGCTGCTTGTTGCATGTTTAAATTGACTTCAGGTTGAACCCTTTTAGATTTACTTGAATTAAAATCTTCTTGAGCTGCCTTTGTCTCTTGAAGTTTAGCTTTTTTATAACCTAGTTCAGAAATAGCAGTCAAAGCCTCTGATTCAGCTTGTAAATCATTTGCTTCTCTAGCGGCTGCAAGTTTAGCTTGTGCTGCTGCTAAACCATTTGCTACACTTTCTTCTGCATTTTTAAAAAACTCAGGTTCATATTTAGAGATTTTAGCTTCTGCTTCTTTTTTTGCTTTAATTTGAAGTTCTGCATAAGTAAGAGCTTCTTCTTTTTGTCTCTCCGCTTCTCTCCATTTATGAGTTAGTTTAGCTATTCTTCTTTGAACATCTTTACTATAGTTTTCTAATTCTTTATCTTTATCTTCTTTCTTTTCTTCGGGTGCAGTTTCCACTGTTTCAGTACTGCTTGTCTCAGTAGATTCAGCTGTTTCCTGTTCAGTATTTTCCTCCGTTGAATTATCTAATTCAACTTCAGTATCAGGTCCAGATGTATCTATGTCAACTGTTTTGTTTTCTTCTTCTTGCATAGTCTCCTCCTATGTTAATATTGATGAAGTATATCTTCTGGGTTAGCAATGGTAGCAAGTACTTCATCGTCATTAAGTATTCTTACTTCACCACCATCGATTTGTATCCTGGATCCGGCATAACGTGCAAAGACAACCCAGTCGCCTTTCTTGCACCATGGACCTTCAGGAAATTTTTCTTTATCGTAACAATGTGGGCCTTGTGCCAAAACGAGTCCACATGTTGATGCAACTTGTTGTCGCTCTAAAGTTTCTTGACCAAAATATAAACCGCCTTTCGTTTTCTCAGGCATTTTAAATGGAAGAACAATCATTCTCCATCCAGTAGGTTTTGGTAATTTTTCTGATTCTTTTGATTTTAAACGTTCGTATCCTTCTACTTCTTTTTTATTAGCGTCTTGATTTTGTTTTTCGTATTTATCTAATAATGCAGATTTAGTCTTTGGGGTCTCCGAATCGGATGACGTTTGTGAGATCTTGTTCTCTTTCAGTATCATTTTTTTCCTCCTTAGGATTTAGCAGGCTTGATATTTCCTGTGATATTTTTAAATAGGCATGTGCCTGTCCCATCATATACTTATATTTTTCCATATTGTCAATACCACCACCAATCATGGCGTCTCCAATATTTTGATAGTTTTCTTTTAAGTATTTTTGGATTTTATTTATTATAGTTAATTCTTCACTTAACATCTGCTATTTTACCTTTGTTATTACCTTTCTTGATTACATATTTCTGTGTGCCATTCGCACCGGTCTCTACTTCTTTACGAAGATCTTTAAATAAGTTTTTTTCCTTATTTTCTTTTTCTTTTCTTTGAAGAAAAGATTCTATTGTTTTTGAGTCTCTCATAAATACTAGGTATAAAGGTATCAAAAAAATTGTCAATAGCACCAAATAATGTGTACATAAATCTATCTATCATTTGCTACCGCCAATATAACCACCAATAACTCCAATTAAACCTGTAACTGACATTTTCATAAGTACTATTATGCTTTCATCTATAGGTCTATCTTCTTTAAC